AAACACCTGTCGCTCCTGGCAAAGTATATGTGTAAGTTCCGTTTGTAATTGTTGAGCCTAAAGTTAATTGGCCTGTAAATCTACCTGTACCTAATACGTCTAATTTAAACGAAGGAGTTAATGTCATAAAGAACGCACCAACTTGAACGTTTTGGCAATCCCCTTCCGCTAATTTAAAGCTGAAAAATACTTGACCAGCCGAAGGAGTCGGAGTTGTAGAAAAATCTACCTCGTTTCTTTGGCTTATTGAGTCAGCGTCTCCAAATGCAGGAACAATAAAAGAACCTAACGTTGTAAAGTCTGGAGCAGTATTTGAATATTCCCAACCTAAATCGCCATTAAAATAATAATAATCGCTTCCATTTTGAATATAAACTAAAGCGGAGCCTCTTAAACCTGTTACGTCTTGCGAAAAATAAGTCCAAGAAAAATTTAAAATATCCCCACCATTTACTTTTGGATAACTAATACTATTTATATAAACATAAGACCCCGCAGTATTTCTTTTGTATAGTTTAAATATGTCCGACGAGTCATTAGGATTTGCCAATATTTCCCATGTGCTACCTGTTGTCTTACCTGCTTCCCAATACCAAGGGAAAGTGCCATTCATAGGCCTTAAATTGCCATTTGAAAGGTAATCAACCGCTCCTTTAACCTCGACTGTTGAAGTAACTCTATTATAACCTTTTCTTATTATTTTACTTTGATTTCCGTCAATAAAATAAAGTCCGCTTGTATTATTAGCATAGCCTTCAATAACACTTAAAGTATTCATTGTGCCACTTGCTATAACTGTTCCATTATGGTCGTATTCAGTATAATAAACATTTGTTCCAGCAAAGTCATTAATGTTTACAATATACCATTTACCATTTGATATAAAAAACCTACAACCAAAAGACTTTAGGATATTGGTAACTACTTCCCAACAAGTGTTATAACTATTTAAACCCGTTAAAAATGTTCTAACAGGAAGATAAGTTTGTGCAAATGGCTCACTATAAGAATGGTCGGTCCTATCTTGCATTCCTTCTGCATAAATAGAACAAGCCGTTACAATATTCGGAGTAATTGGAAATTCTAATGTATTTAAAGAAGTAGTTATATAATACAACAAAGTCTTTAAATCGTTTATGTTTGTTTGAGGTGCAACAGGGAACATGATATTATTTAATAACCCAATCCCGTCCACCGCATTAAAAGATAATTCTTTCCTACCTGTGCTAAAAGATAATTGAACGGTATCACTTAAAGTAAAACCAAAGAATTGTAAATCACTATCCAAATAAAGTTTAGCAAAATACTTTCTATCTTCCATTGTAGTAAAGTTCGGCATGTTCTCCATGTCGTCAGTAATATCTAATACTACATTAATTTGACTCGCGTAAACAACGTCAAAAGGGTCGTCCGAACTCGGAAGGTATTCATAGTCCAGGTTAATACATGGGTATTCAATCAATGGCCCTGTATAACCGTCCTCTTGTAAATATAAGTAAGCCGTTTTACCTGTCTTAGTTGCAACCGTCGTTTTGTATTTATTTTGATATGCCATTATGATCCACGTCTAAGGTTTAGTGAATAATTACTTCTTTGCAAAGCTAATACTAAATCGTTGCCTTTTAAAGTAAATTGTCCATTTCCACCTTTGCCACCGCCACCGCCACTCATAGCACCTGCATTGAATGTGCTATTCATCATATTGCCTAATTTATTTAACGGCATAATAGCCTCGCTTTGTCCACCTTCTCCTACCATAGCCATAGTAGGTTGAGAAACTATTCCACCTTCGGCAAATCCAAATATCTTTCCGACTCCACCTAATAACCCACCAACTCCCTTAGCAGCCGCACCAAATCCAAGAGCCGACATAATTGTTTGGAATAATACCGCTTGAATTACCGCAGCGGCTAATTGTTTTAATAAATCCTTAAAGAAGTTTCCTAATGCTTTTAATGGATTTTCTCCGTTCTCCATAGCGTCCCACATTGACATTAAACCGCCTGTAATATCTTTTGAAAGTGTATCAGCAAATCCTTGCGCAGTTTTTTCCGCTGCCTTTAAATCTTTGTCTAATTTTTTAACCGACCCGTTATCCTCTTGCGCCCACTTAGGCAAATCCTTTTCTAATTTCTTAGGAGTTTTATCTCCTTTATTTAAATCCAAATCCATTTTTTCAATACCTAAGCCGTCTTTCTTTTCAAACTTTTGTCTCGCTTGATATAACTTCATTTCTGCGTCAGCTAATTCATTATTAGCTTTAATTTGACTTTGAATTTGCGCTAATCTTTCATCTAAAGAAGTATCTCTACCTTCTTTTTTTGTTGCTGATTTGTCTCCTTTACCAATAACATTATAATCTCCTGCTTTAAATGCTTCCCCTGTTAATTGTTTAAGACTTTCTTTTAATTTTTCAATACTGTCTTTAGTACTTGTAACTTGTTTTTCATTATTCTTTAAACCGTCGTTAACTAACTCCAATCCAATACCTAATCCACCCGTTCCATTTAACGCACCTTTAACTGATCCCGATAATACGTCCCAAGTTTTTGCCAATCCCGATAAGTTGCCTACCTGTTCTTGAACAGTTGCCATTTCTAATCTAACTAACTTAGCGTTTTCCTCTCCTATAATTTTTGCGGTTGCTTCAATCTTTGCTTTTCTTATTAATGCTTCCGATAATTGGTCTATTATTTTAATTAAAGCTGCGCCGTCAGTTATATCAGTTTTTTGTAATTCTATATTACCTTTATGTGCCTCTTTTAATTCGTTTAACGCTTTCTTTCTTGCTTCTACTGATTGAGTTACGTCATTAACAACTGATACTAAAGCGTTATCACTTGCGATTGTTGTTTCAACGGCTTTTATATTATCAAAAAAAGTATCTCTTATTTTTTGTTGAGCATTTTCGAAATCAGTTGTTTTAACAATCATGTCGCCTATCTCGTCGCCATATTTGACAATCAAAGATGAAACAACTCCTAATGCTAAACCAATACCCGCTGGGCCTGTTAAACCCGCTGCTAATGCTTTCAATGCGTTACCCGCTCCGCCACTTTCTTTTTGTAATCTTTGGAACGACTCTAATAAAGGGTTTAAGTTATTCGCAATACCCATAAATCCGTATGGAGCGTCCTGTGCAACTCTTGATAAGTTACCTAAAGTGTTTGTTGCGTCAGCCGTTGGCTTTGAAGCCTTTTGTACGGCAGCAGAAAAGTTATTAACCGAATTAGTAGCTTGATTAAGTCCCGCTTGTAAATCTTGGGTATTTGCTCCTATATTAATTTGTAAATTCTCTTGTAACATTCTTTTTTAGTTTACTCCATACAATTTTAAAGTCCTTGTAAGTTCCTCGTCGCTTAACATTGTTTGTTCCTCTACTTCCCCTGCATTATCAATATCAGCCATAGGCCAAAAAGCTTGAATAGACTTAGGCGAATTTTCAGTTGTGTTACTTAGGTATATAATATAGGCGAGGTTTCTTGTCCTCGCCCATTCATTTAACTCTTTCTTTTCCTTCCCCATTACAATAATAGAAAAGTCTTTCCAAGTCATTTCCCAAAACTCATTGGGTCTTATATCGCACTCAGCAGCTTTAACTAAAATATCGTCCCAACTAAGCTTTATTAGGCTTTTTTTTTTCTTGCTTGGCAACTCCTTGAACTGTTGTTACAGTTGTTGAAATAACGTATTTAACGTATTCCATGATTTGCCCTTCAGTATTATATAAACCGCCTAATTCGTCTATCCAATCACAAACGTCAATCTCCGAATATTCGATGTCTTGTTTGTTACTTGCGCAAGCTGACTTATAACCAATGTAAACCATTTTTACAAATAGGTTTAAATCATATTGCGACTTACTTAATAATTCAAAGTACTTATCAATCGTTAGATTGTTCTCAATGCAGAATTCACGCATTGACCAGGTACCCCATTTTAAGTTTATTGTTTTGTCGTTGAGTTTTAGTTGAAACATAGTTGTTGTTTTTTATGCAGTTACAGTTTGAGTTAATGGAGGTAAAGCTACTGTTAAAGTTGCGCTGAACTTAACATCTTCTTTATCCGCTGCAGTTACATCAAAAGAAGATATAAATACAGTACCACTATAAACTACGTTACCACTTGCAGGACTTGAAGGACCCATTTTGATAGCGAAGATAGTCTTAGCGATAAATGCAGCGTAAAGCTGATTGTAGCTATCTTTAGAAATTGTTCCTGTTTGGTCTATTGCAAAACCGTCTGCTTTGATTGTTTGGTTGTAAGCTGGTCCAGGTTGGAATTGGTCGCCACATTTTGAAGTCGCGTCAATTACGTTTAAAGACGATGTAATGTTGTTTGATGTAAGACAAGCAACAGGACTGAATGTTGAGTTGCCGTCGATGTCTGCTAAGAGGATATAATCCCTTGCTGATACTTTAGTTTCTGCCATTTTATTAAATTTGAGTTATTGTTAAATTATATGTTATCAACGTTCTAAATACATTATCTAAAGGGTTTAAGCCGTCTAAATTTCTTACACTTTCTACATACAAACTTGATGTTGTCCACCCCGTTGGTAGTGTTATAACTGTGTCCGAATTTATCTCACTTAGTACTAAATTAGATATTGTTTCAGCGCGTTTATACCCAAAGTTAGCATTTTTTGTAACAATGTCAACTATGATAACATTTGAGTTTGTGTAACCGCTTTTGCCTTGTTCTTGGCTTGATGTTCTACCGTCCAAAATAATATATTCAGTTAAGTCATTATCGGGCGCCATGCCGTCGTAAACGTTTAAACCTGTGGCCGAAGCAACATTAGTTACAAACCACTTTTTTATCTCTATATTAGGGTTAAGCATTTTTTAATATTTTTTCTATTCTTTGAATAAGTTTAGGTTTCTCCGCTTCAAACGCTGGTATTAAGAACGGTTGCGCTCTCATTCCTTTTCTTAGTATGCTTAAAGCAATCGCATAAGCTACCGACCTACTTTGTTTGCCGCTCGCTATTCCTTTCTTTAATACCCATTCAGTTAAGGCTAAAACCATATCTTTAAATTTGCCACCTTGTTTGCCCTTAAATTGGGTTGCATAATCTTGGTAGCCGTTAGGTATAGAAACCTTTCCACCTGTTCCAAACTCAACGTAAGGAGCGTATGAAGCACTTGCACCGACTCCATAAACAAACTGATTGCTTCCTTTATTTTCCTCTACTAAATAAATAGTATTTCGTAATGTACCTAAGTTAACAGGTGCCAATTTTTTAGCGTCCGATTGTATCTTTAAAGCCGAAGCGTTAACCTCGTCTTTAATATTAGTTTTTACTTTTGTGCTTAAAGTATCAAACTTTTTTAATAATTCGGTTGATCCTGTTATATCTACTGTAATAGTTGCCATTATGCGTACATTTCAATTTCCCAAAATCTATGAGCGTTATCAACGTCCTTAATAGAATGAATAGTAAATCTTTGGTTTTCTACTTCTAATTGGTAGTTATCCGTAATTGTAATATCATAACGAATAAACAACTTTGCGTATCTATTAAAAGATAATTGGCTTTCTTGCACCGCCCTGTTTTGAGGTTGAGGTCTATAATCGCCCCAAACGGTCGCTTGTAAAGCAAAGGTTGTAGTAAACCCGCCTTCGCCGTCGCTTGTCCTGGTAGGCGCATAAACACCAACCAAACGAGTCATTGAGTTAGCGTCAACGTAATTGTCCTTATGTAGTCCTATTCTCATATTATAATATTGGCGATGTTCTTGTCCAACGTTGGCAAACTCTCCATGTCTTTTCACATACTCCCATGTCGTCAACGTCCATACCTCTATTCTCGTAGCCGTAGTTAATTTGATCCAAAATAGCGATTTTAATTTCCTTAGGTACTGTTGACATACCTGTTGTATAAATAGCCTTTAAATCGGCCCATAATGGCCTTTGAACGTTAGGATATTGTCCGCCTACTAAATTGTAAACGTCAGTACTTAAAATATTGCCATTAGCGTCAGTTAAACTTGTAAAAGCAGTCATTGGCCCGAAAGGTAATTGGAAGTTACCCGCGCTATTAGTAAACCATAATGTAATCGTCTTTGGAGTTATGCTAATGTTTGCAGCTTTCTCAACGGCTAATCTTGATTGAGTGATTAATTCCTCAAACAAATCATCTTCAACGTTATTATCAACTCTACAATATTGTTTAGCTTCCGCAACTGTTACAGGCTCCGTAATTGTGCCTAAGTCCGCTTGAGTGTAATCGATTACAAAATTATACATAATTCCTTTTTTACAAATTTACAATATTAAAAATAAAAAACCCCTACCAATTAAGGTAAGGGTAATTTTATAACTTAA